CTCGGGCGACGGTCGTGCGCATGTCCTTCCAGCTTTTGGCCAGCGCCTCGTGGTCGATCTTGCCGTCCCGCCAGAACTGCTCCGGCAACCAGTCCGGCTTGGCGGCCGCGGGGCCGCCCTCGGGCTGGGCGGGGTCCGCGGCCGCCGCCGCACCGGCGGCGGGTTCGGGCGCGTCGCCGAGGGCGTCGAACAGGCTGCCGTCGGGCGCGTCGGGCGCGGCCGCGGGGGCCGGCGTCGGGGCGGCCGTGGCGCCATCCGGCGCGCGCAGCATGGTGGGCAGGAAGAAGCGCGGCATGGGTCACTCCGGGGTGGCGGGGGTGGCGGGGAACACGTCGTTGACGAGCTCGCGCAGGATGGCCTTGCGGCCCTCGCGCCACGCGACCGTCTCGAAGTCCATGCCGGGCGAGAAGCTGGGGCGCGTGACCTCCTCGAGGTAGCGCGCGCGCAACCAGGCCTTGGCGGCCGGCGTGGCGAAGGCGGCGCGCGCGCCGGAGATGCGGCGGTCCTCGGCGGCGTCCGGCGCGGCGTCGGCGGGCGCGTCGGGGCCGCGCGACGAGAACGGGCTCCAGTCTCTGCTCATGGCCATGGCAGGGTTTCCTTTGTGCGGGGTTGCGGCGGCGCGGGCGGCCGATCACGCCTTGCGGCTTCCTGGCGGGTGAGCGGGGCGGGGGTCGTCATGGCGTCGGCACTTCCCGCCATTCGCGCCCGTCGAGCGTGGCGCCGGCGCGCTTCTTGCCGACCTGCCAGAATTCCTCGCCCTGCGCCTGCATGATGCGGCCGCGGGCGTTCTCGTCGTGGAACACTTGGGCGTCGGCGGCAGTCGGGAAGCAAACCGTGCGCTCGCCGTCATGGTCGGTGACGCACGGCAGCCAATCGCCCCACTGCTTGAAGAAAAACGGCACGCCGGCGGCCTGGCACTGGTCGCGGAGGTTGCGGGCCCAGTCCGGGTGCATCGGCCGGGCGCTTCGGCCGCTCTCGCCGCCAGTGATGACCCAATGGATGCGCGGTTCGTCCGGCCGGGCGAGAGGCGCCACGCTGCCGAGGTCCACCGGCCCAAGCAGCGGCTCACAGGACAGGAAGCGCAGGCGGGCCGGCACGGCGAGCAGATGCGGGATGCGGCGCTCGGCCTCCTGCTGGTTCTCGGCCGTCGTGCCTAGCCAAACGTTCGGGTAGCCGGCGCCGCCCCAATTAGACGGGAGCATGGCGGCGATGTTCTGGGGGCGCTTCGTCAGCAGCAACCAATCGAGCGCCGGCGTGTCGCCGATCAGGCGCCACAGGTTCGCCCGGGCATCGGCGGGCGCGGCGTTGTCGAACACGTCGGCGAGCGAGGCGCAGAACAGGCGGGCGCGGCGGCCCTCGCGCTGCGCCTTGCGGTTCCACCGCCGGGGCTGTTCCCAGGTGCTGGGCGAAGTCACCCGCCGGGCGGCGTGCGGCCCCCAGGCGACCCCGAGCCGCGCTTTCGCCAGCCGCTCGGCGTAGCAGTGGTCGCACCCGGCGGACACTTTCGTGCAGCCGATCCACGGGTTGAAGGTGTGGTCGGCCCATTCGATGGCGGTGTGCTGGCCCATCTGTTGGCCCGATCACGCCTCGCCCGGCGGGGCGGCGATGGTGGCGGCGCGGGCGACCTGGCCGGCCACCTGCGCCACAGCCGGCGAAGCCAGGATCTGCTGCGCCTGCGCGGCCTGCGCGGCCTGCTGGTCGCGCTGCGCCAGATCCTCCTCGGTCGGGATCAGCTCGGCCGGCACGCCCAGCCGCTCGGCGATGAAGCGGCCGGCCTTCACCGGATCGACGCCGGCGCGCACCATGGCCATGCCGGGCTCGCCCAGCGGCGCCGCGCCGGACACGAAGCCCATCACCGCCTGCACGTCGGCGAGGTCCTGGGCATGCGCCAGCGGGCTCACGGCCCGCACGCGCAACAGGTCGTCGCGCAACAGGTCGAAGATGCCGGCGAAGCGCGGGTCGGCCAGCTCTCCCGCCTGTTCGAGGATGTCCAGGCAGCGTGTGACGATGGGCACCACGGCGTCGGCCTGCAACCTGCCGAACGCGCCGGTGTCCTGCTGGAACTGGCGCACCCGCTCGGTGACCTCGGTGGCGGTCAGCCCGACCTGCACCTCTGGCGGCAGCGGGTTGTCGAACAGCACCTGGCGGGTGGACGTGTTCAGGCGTTGCAGCAGGGCATCGCCGAGTTGCAGGTCGGCGCCAGAATTCAGCGGCACGAGGCTGGGGCCGATGCTGCCGCCGGTGCTGCGGACGATGATGATGGCGCCCGGCACGATGCGGACATTGGAGACGTTGGTCACGCCATCGTCCGCGGCCATCCAGGCTGGCGTCACGCGGTATGCGGCCGCCTTCAGGATCAGCTCCATCACCTTGTTGGCGGTGCGGATGTCGGGCAGCGCCTGCACCAAGGGGCCGCGCCCGTGCTGCTCGCCCGGCGCGCGGGTCCAGCGCGTGATGACCCAGGGCGATGCGCGGTAGGCGCGGCGCAGCAGCGGCTCGTCCTTCCAGATGACGTGCATGAACCACTGGTCGGCCTCGGGGTCGTAGACCGTGGCCTGAAGCAGCTCGACCGGCATGTCCTCCTGCTCGGCCGCCATGCGCCGCAGATCGTCCGGCAGCTTGGCGTCCGGGTAGAGCCGCGCGACGGCGCCGGCCGGCGGGGTCTGGTCGAAGAACACGCCCTCGACGGCGCCGAACGGCCCTTCGTCGAAGCCCACCTGCGCGGCGGGCACGGCCTGGAAGCGCAGCAGCGGGGCGCGGCTGCGGCGCGCGCCGAGCCGGCCATTCTCGATGAGCATGCAGGCGGTGCCGGCCGCCAGTTCCTGCGCCCATTCGTTCGCCGCCAGGTCGAAGTTGGAGGCGCCGATGTGCGCGAACAGCTTCTCGGTGGCGGCGGCGAAGTCCACCTGGAGGGGCTGCGCTTCCGGGGCGGCGTCCAGCTCGGGCGGCAGCGCGAGGCGCGCCCATCGCTGCTGCGGCGGGAACAGCGCGGATTGCAGGCGGTTGGCGAAGCGGGCGGTGGCCGTGGTGGCGGTGCTGTCGTACACCGCCACATGCCGGTCCTGGCCGTAGCCGTAGCTGGTCCAGCCGTCGCGTTCCGGCATGGCGAAGGCGTACACGTCGCGCATGAGCGCGGCGAAGGCGTTGCGCTTGACGCGCGCCTTTTCGGCCCGGCGCAGCACGGCCTCGATGGCTGCGCTCATCCCAGCGTCCCCTTGAGCCGCGTGCCGTCCGGCCCGATGCCGGTTTCGTCCAGCGCCAGCAGTCCGCGGCCCATGGCGGCCGCGCGCGCGCGCCGCGCCGCGTCCTCCGCCGCCTGCTGGTCGGCGAGTTGCTTCTCCTGCCTGGCGATCTGTTCTTCCTGCGTCTGCTGGGCGCGGATCGTGGCGGACATGTCCTGCTTGCGCGGCCCCTTGAACAGCGTCTCGACGGCACCTGCCATGGCGGGCTCCTAGGTGGCGGGGTTGGACAGCACCGGCCGGGCGCCGGCGCGGCGAAGGTGGCGGGCCAGTTGCCGTGGCGTGACGATCCAGGGCGCCCGGATGCCGAGCAGCCCCTTCACCACCTCCACGCAACTCATCGGGCCGCGCAGCACGGCGCGGCGCGGGGCGGACGGCGCCGGCAGCGCCAGCGCGAAGGCGGCCTGGCTTTCCATGCGGCTGCGCAGGAAGGCGCCGATGGGCTCGTGGATCACCCCGGCGTCGAGCACGCTGCCGCAATGGCTGAACGCCATGGTGGCATCCGCGCCCTCCGCCCGCACCGCGTAGACATGGCGGTACCCGGGATGCAGCGGCCGCTGCCACCAGGTCGGGCGGGTGAGGCCGGATCGCCCGGGGAACACCACGAACCACATGTCGGCTAGCGCGGCCGGTAGGTGGCGGCCGGCTGGCCGGGGCCGGCGGGCGCCTGGCTGCCGATGTCGCGCAGCGGGTCGTGACGCGCCTGGAACTCCCGCAGGATGGTCTCGGCGTGCCGCTCCGGCGTGTCGCCATGCACGGCGGCGCGCTGCCGGAGCCATTCCATGTGGCGCGGCTTGAGCCGGACGATGAGCGGCAGGCGGCCGTCGTCTTCGGCCGGCGGGGCGTCGGCGTCCGGCGGCAGGGGCGGCATGGCGCTGAGCGTGGCGGGATCGAGGGGCATCATCGCACTCCGAAGGGGTTGAACTCGGTGGACGCCAGAATGGGCGCGGCGGGGCGCAGTCGCGCCCGCCCCGCCGCCTCGGCCAGCCCCTCGCGGTCCAGCAGCGCGTACTGCGCGGCCTCGACGAGGTGGCTTGCCCAGTTCTTCACCGCGCGGTCGCCGCGGCGCCCCGCGGTCACCTGCCAGCGGTAGTCGCGCGCCAGCGCGCGACCCATCAGCCGGCAGGACGGATCGAGCACGAAGCCCGGCCGGCCGCCTTCAAGCAGGCGGGCCAGCGGCCGGCGCAGCGCCTCGATCCGCAGGGTCGGATCCTGCGTGGCGGCCGCGCGGGTCCGCAGGCCGGCGAAGCGCGCGACGATCTCGATCCAGCTTGCTTCGCCCGCGTCGCGGTCCGCGCCGTAGTCGGCCGCCGGATCGTAGATCGCCTCCGCCGGCACGCCCGGCGCGCGCTCGGCCAACAGCGCGGCCAGCGCCTCGCCGAACCGGCGGGGGCCGGTGACGCCCGGCGCGTCATGCGTGGACAGCTCGGCGAGCATCCGCCACTGGCCATCCGCCGCCAGCTGCAACACCGCCGCCGCCGGCGTGCCGCCGCCGTCCAGGCCGATGCGCAGCGGGGTCCGCGGCAGCACGGGCAGCGGCCGGGCCGAGACATGCAGCGCCTCGGCGAACTCCGGATAGACCGCGGTCTCCTCGCGCAGCAGCCCCGGCAGGTTCTCGACGAAGCGGCGCCGCTCATAGGCCGGCAGCACCGCCGCCTGGTCGCGGTACCAGTTCGGCCCGAGCACGGCTAGGTTCTCGGCCTCCGGCGAAAGCCCGGAAGGCTGGCGGTACAGCCGCCACCCCTCGCGGCTGCCTTCGATCAGCTCCTTGACGATCCAGCTATCGGGCTCCGGGGCGTTGCATGTGCCCCACACCTGGCGGGGGTTCAGGCGCAGCGTCTCGGACGGGTAGCGGCCGGCCCGCTTGATCAGCGTGGCCAAGGCCTCCAGGTCCATGAGATCGCATTCGTCGATGTAGGCGTAGGAGAACTCGAACCCGCGCAGCGCATCGTCCACGCTCTGCTCGCCGATGCCGCGGAAATGCACGTCGAGCTCGACGCGGCCGCCGTTCGGATGCGCCAGCGTGAAGGAATGGCGCTTCGGGCTGCCTTCCTTGCCCACGAAATGGCCGAGCCCGCGCGGATACCACGCATTCCAGGAAGGGATGGTCGATCCCTCCATGTCCGTCATGCGCTGGCGCAGCACTAGGAAGCGGCAGCGTCGGATGCCGGGCACCGTTTCGGGCCATTTGAACGCCATGAGAACGCCGCGCTGCAAGCCGGTGACGGTCTTGCCGCCGCCCGCCGGCCCCATGAGCACGGAGACGGGCTCGGCCGCGTCCACGAAGGCGGTGCTGACGGGTCCGGGGCTGTGCCAGGGGCGCGCGCTAGTCATGCGGCGACACCCCGTCGAAGAACAGCTCGAGCGGCACCAGCACGCAGCGCGCGGTGCGCGGCCCGAAGCGGATGCTGTCCGCGTGCTGCGCCCCGGGCGCCTGCATGAGCACGCCTTTCCAGGCGCCGGGCGCGCCGGCCCGCGCCGCCCATTGGGTGCGCTCCAGCAGCCGGGCGAGGATCGGATGCGCGTTGGCCACGGCGACATGGCCAAGCATGGGGCCGGTGGCGAGCTGCGCCGAGGGCGGCAGGTCCGGACGATCCCAGTGTTGCCTGAGCGGGCGGCCGCTTGCCTCGTCCCGCAGCGGCCAGAAGCGCAGCCCATGCAGCGCCAGCAGCGCGTTGGCTTTGTCGGCCGTGACCTCGCTGATGTAGGTCCAGCCGTTGGTCTCCTCGTCGGGCTCGCGCCGCGCCTGCGACGCGATTTCGAGGAGCTGCGCCACGCTGCGCTCCGCGCGCGTCGCGTCGTCCTTGAGCGGCGTCGCGCTCAACGTCTCGATGAGGCGGAACCACTCCGGCCGCTCCTCCGCGCGGTCGGAGACCGTGGCCTGGACAACGCGGTCCGCCCATTCGTCCAGCGTGTCGCTGTCCGGCGGCACGTCGTGCTGGGCAATCCAGGCCGCGGCGAGCAGCGTGCCGAACTGGTCCTGCGCGCGCGCTTCCAGCCCGCGGGCGGACAGCGCCGCGCGCCACGCCCCCAGCGTGTCGGGCCAGGCCTTCCACCCGTCCAGCGCCCGCCGCAGCAGCCGGCGCCCGAGCAGTTCCAGGACGCTGGCGCGCAGCACGGGCGCGGCCGTGCCGGGCAGCGGCTTGAGCAGTTGCAGCATGGCGATGCGCGAGGCGTCCTGGCTTTTCAGCGCCGGCCGCACGACGGACGCGCACATGGCCACGAAGCGCACGGTCTGCGTGACGGTGGACTGGTCCACCTGCGCCCGCATGACGGTCCCGCCGGTGGACGCCAGCCGCAGCAGCTCCACCACCTGGTTGAGCGCGCGGTTGTCTTCGCTGGGCTCGGTTTCGTCGAGCATCACCGGCCGCGCGTCGTAGCGCAGGGTGGCGCGGACGGACGGGGCGGAGGCGCTTTCGGCCGCCAGCAGGAACGCCCCGCGCTGGAGCATGTCGCCGACCGCGCGCAGCAGCGTCGATTTGCCGGCGCCGCGCGGCGCCACAAGCCACAGATGCGGCCGCCATTCCAGCGCGCCGCAGAGGAAGGCGCAGATGATCCAGCCCAGCAGCAGCCGCGGCGCCAGCTCGGGCTCGGCCCAGCGCCAGCAGCCCAGCAGCGCGAGGGTTTCGGCCGCCGGCCCGGCCGGCCCGCCGGCCTGGGCATCCGGCACCGGCCCCTCCCACTCCGGGCAGAGCGGGTAGACGTGATTGCCGATCAGCCCGACGGGCTTGTCCTTGCCGCCGACGATCAGCTTGCTGCCGAGGTGGATGCGCAGATCTCCATCCGCGCCTGCCCACACGCCGCGGCCGTGGATGTTGTCCGCCGGCTCCCACGCGCGCCCCCGCTCCTGCGCCTGTTCCATCAGCGCCGTGGTCACGTCGTTGAGCCGGAAGTCGCGCGGCTGGCCGGTGTCGTCGTCGAAGGTCTTGGGATAGTTGGCGAACAACCAGGTCCTGATGTGCGGCGCGAACAGCGCCATGATGTTGTTCTTGCTGTGCTGCTGCGCTTCCAGGGTCACGAGCTGGCCGATGGCGTTGATGTACCAGAAGCTGCGTCCGTCGCCGCCAAGCACGGTCACCGGGCAGTCGGCCGGCAGGTGCGTGGCGGTGTTCCTGACGGCCCCGGCTGCCGTCAGCCGCTGGCGGATGGGGGTTGGCTGCCGGTTGCCGGTCATGCCTGCGCCCCCTTTCCGCGCCGCTCGTGCGTGACCCAGCACCACCGCGGTTCCTGCCCCTCAGGCATGCCGAGCGCGATCCAGGCGTCGAAAGCGGCGGCGTCGCGCAGCGCCTGTGCGCGGACGACGTCGCTGTCGATGCCGACCAGCCCCGCCCATGCCGCACGCGCGTCGGCCCACTCGCCTCGTGCGGCGGTCAGGAACTGGCGCGCCTGGAGACGGTCGGCGCGGGTGCCGCTGCTCCAATGGCGGTCGGTGCGTCCCCCGAACGCATCGATGAACGCCTGCGTGAACACCGCCACCGCAAGCTCGCCCTCGGCCTCGACATGGCGAACGCTCATGGCGCTGCCCCCATGGTGGCCGGCGTGTCGGCGCATTCCGCCATGTGCCAGGCGTTGAAGTCCTTGAACCCCTCGGGCGGCGCCACCTGGCGGACGCTGCGGCCCTCGTTCAGCAGCCGCGTCACCGTCGCTTCGCGCGCTGCGACGCTGGCCGGGTTGTCGCCGTCGCGATCCCAGCAGCAGACGATGTCGGCGAAGCGGTCGGGCAGGCTCAGCTTGGCGAGGTTGCCGATGGACACGGCCGCCACCACCCGCCATTCCGGCGTGTGCAGGGCGATGGTCAGCGCGTCCTCGATGCCCTCGCACACGGCCAGCGTGTCGTCCGCCGGCGCGTCGCGCAGCGCCTTGCCGGATTTCCCGCGCCACACCGGGATGAACCCGCCGCCGACCTGGCCGATGATTTTCTTCGGCGCCTGGATGGGCGCCTTCCCCCATCCTCCGCTCGGCCGGGGCGCGAGGAAGGTGCGATGGCATCCGATCATGGTGCCGCCGCGCAGGATGGCCGCCAACATGGCCGGCGCCGTGACGCGCCGTTCGGAGCAGTACACGTCGGGCCGGAACCGCAGCGCCCCCGGCAGGCGGCCGAGCCGCGCGAGCGAGATGCCGCGCCCGGCCAGATAGGCCGCGGCCGGCGTGCCGCCGATGGGATGACCGCCGAACCACAGGGCTCGCGCCTTGCCGGCGAAGTCGCGCGACACCTCGTCGGCCGGCACGCGCGGCGGCGGCGGCGGCGGGGTGACGCCGGCCGGCGCCGCGGCCTCGGACAAGCCGAGGAACGCCCGCGCCCAGCGCAGCGCCTGGCCACGGTCGCCGCCGTAGCGCGCCCGCGCCACCAGTTCGAGCATGTCGCCGCCGATGCCCGCGTTGAAGTCCATCCACACGCCGCGCTTCGGGCCGGTCATGCGGATCCCGAGCGACTGGCCGGGCTCCCCGGCGATGCTGCCCACCCGCCATTCCGGGCCGGATCGGCGGCCCGCGGGGAACAGCTCGGCCGCGATTTGCTCGGCCCGCTCATCGAGCATGCGGGCGATCTCATCGACCGAGTGCAGATACCGCCGCGCCGCGCTCATTCCCCCGCCCCCCGATGGGCTGCGCCCGCGGCACACAGAGGGTCCGGGGCAAGCCTTGCGAGCGAGCCGCAAGGGGCGGAGAGACGGGCGCGCGGGCCTGCGGGGGGGTGGGGGGGGAGGGGTGGCGGGGGGCCGGCGCGGCGCCGCCCCCGGCCTCGCCCGGCGTGATCCGTGATCACGTGCTCCCCGGCCGGAAACGCAAGGCGAGCCGCGGCTTTGGCGCGATCTGTCAAACTGCGCGTCGTCAAACTCCGCCCTCCGCCTCGCCGTTAACCCGTTGATCCGCCACGAGGTTGAGCGCGGCCGCCACGCCCGGCGTGACGTTGAGCTGGACGGCCACGCTCGGCGCATCCGCCGCGCCCTTCACCGGCGCCGCCTTGCCGTGGAGCCGGTCCAGCAGCTCGCGCTGCGCGTCGGCCGCGAGCTTCGCCGCCTCCAGCCGCGAGCACTCCAGCCGCTTGGCCAGCAGCTCGGGCGGCGCCATCGCGGTCTCGGCCAGGCGGAGTAGCGGCACGCCGTAGAGCCGCAGGATCACCGCCTTGGCGCCCTCCAGCGTCCGCTCGGCCAGCGCCAGGCCGCGGGTGTCGTCGGTCAGCTGCGCCTCGATCATCGCCAGGTCGCGCTCGGCCTGCTCGGCCAGCAGCAGCGCCAGCGGCTCCCGCGCAGCCTCGACCCGGCGCTGGGCGATCTCGGCCCGGCGCCGCGCCCGGCTGCGCCGCTGCCGCTCCGCCGGCGACGCCCCGCCCGGCGCCCCGGCGAGCGCGGCCCGAGGTCCCGTCACGCCTGTCACGGCCGGCGTTTCGTCCAACCCCTTGGCCTTCATAGGAATTCTCTGCTTGTCACGCTGTCACGGTTCCTGTCGGGCGCAGGCGTGCGCGCGCGCGTGGGGGTTCCGGGCGTGACAGCGTGACAGACTGGAAAGCCAAGCAATCTCAGAGGCTTGCGCGTCACTTGGAGCGTGACGGGCGTGACGTGCAGCAAGCCATTGATAAGGCAAGAAACCCGGCGCGCACGGCGCAAGGAAGTTGCGCCAACCCCTCGCCTCGCCTCGCTGTTGTTTTCTCCCCTCGGGGGATGGGGCGGGGCGAAACGGGCGCCGTGAGCCGCGGCCGCAGGGGTGGGAGCCGCGGGGCGCGGGGCCGGGGCGATCATGCCGCGCTGTCCCGCAGCGCCCGCGCGGCGGTCGGGCCGTCGCGCGCCTCGAGGTCCTCCAGGGTCTCCAGCAGCCCGAGCAGCGCATCGGCGCGGTCGCGCTGCGCCGCGATGCCGCAGCCGCCGCGGCGCAGCTGCTCCGCCACCTGCTGCACCAGCGCCAGCGCGATGCGCTCGCCGCGGCTCATCTGCTCGAGGGGCCGCTGAGGCACCGACAGGTCGAGCAGCTGGCCTTGCGAGCCGTAGGTCGCCAGCACCACCAGCCGGGCGGACTGGCCCCGGCCGATGGGCACGTCGAGAAACGTGGTCTGGCGCGCGCGGCCGCTCTCTGTCCGCGTCATGACACTTGCATGTCAGAACGGAAACGTGCGTTTGTGCGGACGCAATGAGGGGGCGAGGGCATCATGCGGCGGCATCCTGCGCGGCCGGCAGGCCGGCGGGCGCGAGCGCCAGACCGTCGGCGCCTGGCGGGCGCCACGGCAGGCCGGCCGCGTGGGCCAGGCGCCAGACCGTCAGGTGGTGGCGCTGCGGGATGCCGGTTCGATACCAGTTGGCCACGGCCTGCGGCGTGCAACCAACGGCTCGCGCAACCGTCCGCAGCCCGCCAAGCCGCCAAACCAGATCACGGATTTCGCAGCGCATATCGCCAGCCGGCAGCGCGGCACCTGCCGTTGGCGCCGGCGCAGGGCACGACGGACGAAACTCCGGCGAAAGGGCGATCTTGCTCATGGCGCCCAGGTGTAGCACAGACTGTCTTTCATTCGTCAAGGCGGAGGTCTTGCATGCATATCGTCGTCTGTCGTCCCAGACTGCGCCTCGTGCCCAGCGCCGAGCGCCCCTCCGAAGCCGTCGCCAACGCAGCCGCGCGACTGCGCGTCATTCGCGCCATCATCGGCAAAGAGCAGACCGAGATAGCTGACGCGTGCGGAGTGTCGTCCCAGAGATGGAGCAATTGGGAAGCTGGTGCGCATCTGCCTGACGTATTGATCATGGTAAAAGCAGCGCACCTGTATGGCTTTACCCTCGATTGGGTTTATCGAGGGGTCATCGACCGCATGCCATATGAGTTGGTGATTGAAATTCAACGTCGCCGACCGGACCTCATTTTAGGCGCTTCACGCGATGCTGTTCCATCTGCCGACTGGGATGAGTTGCCCAACCAGCCGCGCCGCGCACGACGCGCCACTCGAAACGTGGCATGATGTCGGAAGGGACGATTTTATTATGTGGGTTTAACGCAGTTGTTTTGACGATGCTTTCCGTTGGTATGTTTACAGGCTGGATTGATTATCGGGAGGTTTTCGGCATGACGACCACACTGGCCGTCGTCAACGGTCTCGTGGCCTACGGCGGTTGGCGGCAGCGCTGAAAGACAGTCTTTCATTCTAGCTTGCATTGTGAAAGCTGATCTGTGATGAATGGCCCGCCCCGATCCGGAGGTGGGGCCGCCATGATCAGCACCACACTCGCCAACCTGGCCCAGCGCATGGACGCCTGGGCGCAGTTCCCCGAAACCACGCTCGACGCGCACGCCTGCCGCGCGTGGCGCGACCAGCTCGTGGCCCTCGCCGAGGAGGTGGCCGCCATCGAGCGAGCGCCGATCCCGCCCGGCCTCGGCGCGCGGCCCAGCGGGCCGAACGTCGTGTGCCTGGACACCGAG